TTCATGTACTTGGTTCAGTTGCGTATTGCTATATAGAGTAAACCATCTTCACCGATAGCCTTTTCAGCTCTTTGGCTGGTGCTGCGCTTCACTCTTCGAGTTTAATTCCCGCTTGGGCTTTTAATAACGCAATTTCGTGGGCTTGTCATCCATCACTTTGTTGTTGTGATTGTGGTTGTCAAAAATCTTAGCAAGCATGTTTTTTATGTCGCTGGTGTCTTTCTCGTAATCCGGCTTTAAAACATAAGCGTGAGGCAAACCTTTTTCTAGTCTAAGATCACGCTGTAGTTCTTGCTAGACCTCCCAAACCACACGGAAGAACCAACCGAATGCAGCGAGGAACACCGAAAGCAATGTTAAGCGGCGTTTCAGTCCCATCATATTCAAGATTCCTAGCGAGTCGTTCATCATTTGGCGATAAATCTACCGCCGCTTGCCCGTATCGTATCGCTTCGTCTTTTAGCCCAAGATTATAAGCAGCAATTGCTGCCAAGTATAAGGCTTATACCCCCATACTTCAGGGTCGCAGGTATATACCAATTGCTTATCTTTAATCTCTAGCGCCATTGTAGTGAAGAACATTTGCTTCCACATTGATTTCATGTAATACGACATTGCCGCATCCACCCCAAGGCTCTCCGGGCGCTTTAAGCTATGGCCATTCTGTCCCGTTTAAGGCTTCCAAGGGTTTTGCTTGTGGTCGTAGGCCTTCTAGCAATCTCATCGCATAACACCGCTCATTTGGCCACGTTGCTTCGGCATATTCAAATAAGTGTTTAGAGCCTCTATAGCCTCATCCAGAGACGGTAAAACATTAACTCTAGCAAAGTAAAAAGCGTTTCTCAGCATTTCAGTATTCTTTAACAGCCATTCTCAAAGTCTGGTGCTGCCCTCTCGACTTTGTGGGATCAGGATGGTGAGGTTTATAAGAGCTTGTCTGTTTGGGCATAGACTTCTTTTGTCCTGTGATCTGGCCTCGGGATACTCGTGAACCGGATAGTGCCAGTGGTATCCCTGACGATGGTGGATCTTTTCATAAAAGAAAAGAATGTTTATGCCCCAATCGAACTTGTATCTCAATCGGTCGTTTTCGGGCTTCCAGACGCTTTCTCTTACCTCGCGCCATCCGGGTTCTAAACCTCGTCGAGATCTAGAGAGATACAACATCGTAATTCAGGGGATCAAACATAGTGCCGTATCTCGCGCCATATCAAAACGCCACGGCTTAACCGATATGTCGTAGACCGTAGCGCCACATTCTCTGGCTAGGCTTGCAGTGTTGCTGTAGAGCCTGTGTCGGCTATCAAAATAAGGTCAGCATCTTTCGCTGAGTACGACAAAATCTTTTTTACAAATTGCTCTTTCAGTTTTTTGAGATTGCGTAAACGCAAATCTTTAGTGTCATGTCGTATGCCTTTTGTGTCGGTTCGATTCCAACTCCGTTACTCTGTTCATCCCACGAATACGTCTTGCCGTCTGTTGGCATCGCTACTGGAGCCTCCACTTGAGCGTTCTGCATTCAGAAGCCAACTAGCAAATGGCTTAGGCGGGAGCAAAAAGCGTCAATGTCTGCTCGGTCGGTGTTCACCCACGCCCTGCGTAGTTCTTCCTGATGCCGTTGTAGCTCGTCTGCCTTCCACGTTCCACCGAGAATCTTCTCTAGGTGCGCTGCGCCGATATGCTCTTTCTCAACACCGCTAGCGTCTGCCATATCTCGGTTGCTACGACAACCTGCTGGACGATACCGTTTTCATCAATGCGGCAAAAATGCGCCATCTAAGCCTCCAACTTTAGTCCGGTTAAGTCCATCTCTTCCCCGACGACACCGACAGGGAAGGTGTTAAACGATAATGATATTCGTGTCCTCGCCCTTGACCTCTGGAACCATGTGCGTGAGTGACGAAGGAAAGAGAATCAGCCTGCCTGCATACGCCTCGAACCACCATGACTCTGAGTTATATGGATTCCACTGGTCGGGCGGGAATTTAATCTGCTGCCAACCGTCTTTGTAAAAATAGATTCTGTCATCAGGGTTGGTCTCCGCATAGAACACACCTGATATGTAACTGTTAGGATGAGCGTGTTTTGTGGTTGGTACTGGCCTTAGATCTGAGTCGTTGCACCAGCTTTGCGTCAGCTCTTCCAACCTACATTCGTGCTTTGGGATTGACCGTGGATTTGAAGTATTCGGAGACTGAATCTTTCAATGAATGAACGTAATGATGTCAGGGCTGGATCGCGCAAGACAAAGCTTGTTCGTGCTTGTCGTATTGCCCATGTGTCTGTCTGTAACTCACGGATGAAGAAGACAACTCCTCATCTGACAAGGGGCGACCTAGTTCAGCAAAGCCAATAGGGATGGGGAATAAGTTATGCAACTGCACGTTCAAATTCCTCTTTGGCTATGCCCATCTCTTTCATTGCTCGTCGGTGTAGATCGTTGGGATGCTGTCCTCAAACTCTCTGATCTTATCAATAACCCAATACACTTCTTCAATGCTTGGGCAAGGGCGTGGATCCATCCCACCGAGTAAAGACGTTGTTTGATATTTCCCACTTGGCTCCCGGCCTAAGCAAGTGCATGGCTGTATCGATTCCAAGAAACTTGTAAACTTTTGTAGTCATGTTATCTGATTGATTTTGATGATTACGATACCGGAGCCGCCTGCGCCGCCTGTGTAACCAGCGGCTAAATTTGAACTAGCCCCGCCACCGCCGCCTCCGGTATTTGCAATTCCATTGCTGCCGTTTGCAGGAGCGGCATTTGCATTACCACCACCGCCTGCGCCACCGGAGCCATTGCTGTAGCACCATACGTTCCACCGCCGCCACCAGCATAAGTTACTCGCGATGACCCCATAATTCGAAGATGCTGTTCCTGCACCACCGGCGCCGCCAGCGGTGCTAGTGCCTGACGAGGATCCTGTTGCGCACCTCGCCGCCGCCGCCCTCCCGACCCGTACTCTGGTGCGCTATAGCTTGACCCGCCGCCATTGTTGCCTTGAGAAGGGCTTGTTGAAGGCGTGTTTCCAGTTCCTACCCCGATCCCGTTCCTGCTCCACCACCACCTGAACCGCCAGCTAAACCATTTGCGGCCGTTCCTGAACTTCTTGAGCCGCCTCCGCCACCAGTAGATGTAATAGTGCTAAAAAGCAGAGAATCGCTACCTGAACTGCCAGGAGATAATGTTCCAGTTTGAACCACCAGCACCAAGATGCGCCCAGAGCAGTAATAGTGTAATCGGTTTCCTCCGGTGACACTTAATGCCGTCCCCTTCCTAAAGCCACCAGCCCCAGCCCGCCGCCTTCCAGAACCACTGGAGCGCATTCGCCCCACCACCGCCACCACCACCAGCAACCACAGATCATCAACGCTCGTTGCACCTGTCAGGGCGTGTCCACTGAGTCGTGCCTTTGAACGTAAATACGGTTTGGCTTTGGTACGGCTGTACTCGAGGATAACGATGCCGGGAGCCGCCGGTGCCGCCTGTGCCGTTACTACGGGTCGCGAAACCACCACCACCACCACCGCCCCCTGTATTCGTAGCGCCATCCCCCGCCGGCAGAGCTCAGGTCCCTACTTCCAGCTCCACCACCACCCGACCCGGCAGACCCGCCTGTTCCACTTAAAGCACCGCCACCCGCCACCGCCTGCATCAGTAACGCTTGAACCCGAAATAGAAGACCGCCAGTGCCAGCACCGCCATTACCACCAACGGCGGACTTGCATTTCCCACCCGTCGCTCTCCTGCGCCACCGCCACCGCCGCCATCCGCTATTGTTTAATGGACTCGTTCCTCCACCATTGTTTCCTTCTCCAGGGTACACCTGTTCCGAGCCGCTTGAGCGTACCGGGCGGATTTGCCGCCGCACCGCCTCCAGACCCACCCATTTCCAGCAGTTGCGTTTGAATAAGTACCGTAACCACCTCCAGTGGTAGAAACTAATGATGATGGTCCTGATGTAATGGAAGAAGTACTTCGCCTTGACCACCAGATCCATTCCCCAACCCTATTCCGAGGCCGTACCCGCTTGCTCCAACAGTAATCGTATACTCTGTTCCAGCAGTTACCGGACAAACCTGTACCTGTTTTATAACCCCCGGCCCCTCCACCACTACCGACCACCCCACCACCACCCCCGCCACCAGCCACTACCAAATACTCAACCTCTGTCACCCCAGATCAGGCAAGTCCAAGTAGACGTAGCGGTAAAGAGTCTGGACTACGGTGTAGCCAGCAGGCGTGGGGGCTGGCCATATACCTTTGCCTTTGAGCAAGAAACTGCTCCATAAGCGACCAGACGCCTTCGGCCGAAGCTGTCAGTCGGCGTACTGTTTGCTGGGCCGATAATCCCGCCGTTACCTCGTGGCATAACGACTCCTAGCTAATATCTTCGTATGAACAAAACAATCTGTAAGGCGTTTGCAGTGCTAGCCGTTGCACCTAAACTTGTATTCTCTTCCAAATGAACGTTGAGCGTCTTTGTCCATGACGGCCAAAGTGGCATTCGCTGGCGCGACCACAGCCGAAGCGTAAGGAAATGCGGTACCACCTAACGCGGCGGCAGAGTATTCGGTTAATCGTAATTGTTGCATTAGATCCGGTTGTATTTGCAACATACAAAGCATTTACCTTTAATGCCTTTCCAGATGCAGGACGCATTCTCAGAACGGATGTCAGCAGCAAGTTTGTTTGCGGTCAAATTTACTGTTACAGTTTTACCCCGTGATCGTCAGGGTTGGTGGAACTCGATTCAGGTGCAGCCATACTACCCCCAGATCATTGCCGCTGTAAGTGCCTTCATGCCAGTACCGCCAGAAACACTTGTCCAACTTGTAACGCCGCTTCCGTTCGTTGTAAGAACCTGACCATTAGAACCGGCTGTTGTAGGAAGGACTAGTTCGTAATCTGTTGCAAGTGACGATGTACGCTCTTACGCCGACAAAATTACTATTACTTAAGTTGTAAAAATTAACATCGTAACCAGACCGAACACGCAAGCCCCATGTTTCGTCCCACGTTAAATCCGCTAGGCCGCCAAAAGATCCGGCGTTGTTGTATTGAAGCTGTCCAGATCGAACCGCCCGAATCCGCTACCACCCGGAACATTGACAGTTACCGCATTGCCAACCGCGGTAGCGGTTTACACCTCAGCCTCTAAAGCTTAAATGACGAAACCGCAGCGGTAATACTGAGTGCCTTCAACTGACACCGGAATATTCAGATCCCCCCGCCAGCCGGGCCCCGTCGGGCCCGTCGGCCCCGCCACAGTAGAAGCCGCACCCGTGGGGCCTTGACTGCCGGTGGGTCCAACATCGCCCTGCCGGCCCGGTCGGTCCCGCTATCCAGGTAGGTCCGGGTACGGTCGAAGCCGCCCCGTCGGTCCGGTCGCGCCCGTCGGGCCCGTCGGGTCCGGGAACCGTGGAAGCACTCCCAGTGGGGCCGGTCACGCCTTGCGGGCCGGTGGCTCCCTGACTGCCGGTGGGTCCGAGCTGCGTAAACATCACTTGTTGCGCCGTTCAGGATGAGCCGAAGGCACAGCAGGACGGACAGGGCGCTTGCCCGGCTCAGGCTGAAGAGCGATGTTTAGTTTGTGGCCTGCCAGTACAACTCGACATAATCATTTGCCGCGACTTGCAGCATGTAATTCCACGCAGCCACTTCTTTCGCTTGCGACGCACTTCCAGTGATCGTTACTTTTGTCGATGACTCGGAAATATTCGTGCCGTTCTTTGCAAACCAGATTTCAATCGCATCCGTTCCCGAACCCGACGTTCTATCTATTTGCGCCGAAAACTGAATGTTGTAAACACCCGCATAAGCGAACGTTAATCTTGAGCCGGAAACAATACTTACGCCAGAACTATTGGGGTCGGTATTATTAAGCGTGATCGCATAAGCGGTTGTCGTGGATGCAATCGTTTGGGTTGTGTCGGAGTTCGAAAGAACCCCAGTAACCGAGAGCGCCGCCAGCGCCCGTCGGGCCCGGTCGGGCCGAGCACCCGCGGAGACGTTGACCGTTACAGCATCACCCACTGCTGTCGCCGTAACACCAGTTCCGACAAAGTCAAAAGAAGTAACGTTTGTTGTTAACGGCGTACCTTCATCTTTGACCGTAATTCACTACCACCACCACCCGCTGGGCCTGTGGCCCGTCACCCGGTCGGACCCGTAATCGACAAGCCCTGCGGTCCGGTCGGGCCGGGAACCGTAGAAGCTGCTCCGGTCGGGCCCTGCTCGCCCGTAGGCCCTGTGACGCCTTGCGGGCCCGTTGGGCCGGAACGGTTGATGCCGCTCCGGTGGGACCCGTTATGGACAAGCCCGTGGGGCCCGTCGGTCCCGGTACGGTTGAAGCGGCTCCGGTCGGGCCTGATGCCCCGGTGGGGCCGGTAATGGATAAACCAGAGGCTCCGGTGGGGCCCGTCGGTCCAACGAATTGTCCCGCGTCTACCCACGCAGATCCGCTCCACACCTACAAATGACCGTTGGACGAGACAATATAAGCATCGCCCGGATTGTTTCCAGATGAAGGAAGATCTCCGACGTTTGCAACCGCGCCCTTAAGAACGATTCCCTCGCCTGCCGGTCCAGTAGGCCCGTAGGGTCCCGTGGGGCCGATAATCCCTTGATCTATCGTGAGGGCAATCTGGTTGCCAGATGTGACAACTAAGTTAACGTCGCTCAATCTGTCACCCCGTCAGACCTGATCAGAAAGAGCAAGAAAATAATCATGTCTTGAGCCGGAGTTGATCCGCTTGCAGGGATGGCTACTTTTATGTTTCCTGAAAATCCCACGGGATTGGCAGCGTTGATGTCGAGCTCTGTGTCTGTGGAAAGAACAGACCACGCTGATTCATCTATGACCAGCGTAAACGATCCGCCAGCAAGATTCTGATTCGCAATCGTGAGGCTTACAGGAGAAGGAGGAGGAGAGTAATCGGCTATGTCAAACGTCAGCCCATATCGAGAATCTCGGACGTTTGAAAGCTGCCGTCTGATAATTTGGCTTGTAATGGTAGCGCCGGTTAAATTCCTTGGCGTTCCATCTGCATTATTGAGCGTAATATTCCAGTAAGTTTTTTGGTTGTAAACCAACTCACCAGCAATGATTTGATTATCAAATCCGCTAACTTGCGTCAGCGTATTTTTGCTAAAAATCGCCATGTTAGCTCCGCTACTTGGACTTAACCCCGCGCCACTCGCAAGGGTTGCTAATCATGTTGTGTTTTTTTGACTATATCAGAGTTATCCAATGTATTCAATCAAAATAACGCCTCCAACGCCACCGATTGCTCCATATCCTGGAGATCCAGGACAAAACAAAGAACTGGAAGACCAGCTCACCGCAGCCGTAGTTCCTGTATCTTTAACTTTTCCACTAAACATATAAATGCCGATAAAATCATAAAATAAAGTGCCAGCTCCGGGATTTGTTGAGGTTGTCAAATTTACATTACCCATAAATTGATTATAAAAAGTTCCGTTTGAGCCAACCCCATTTGTTCCTATATACGCAGTTGCGAAAGCAGCCCCATTGCCCCCAGTGGCTGAACATAAACCTGTGACACTACTAGAAGCGCCATTACTAGCCGTTGTAGTTCCAGAAGCTCCAGCACCACCTGCGCCAACAGAATAAGCATAAGAAGTTCCTGGGTGTAACCGCATAAATACCTATGGCGCAGCCGCCAAATCCACCTATACCAGCGGCATTTCCTCCCCCACCACCCGCAATACAAGTAACCTTGACTTTTGTTACCCGCTAGGACAGGTCCAAGTGCCAGAACCTGTAGTACTATAAAGCATAGGCTAGCTGGCCTCCTCCAGTGGTTGCAATCGTAATTGACCCACCACCATTAGTCACCAGAAATTCCTGCACCAGCCGTTAATGTGGCTTTTGCAAGAGTATTGCCCGTTGAATTGCCAATTAACAACTGACCGTCCGTAAATGACGTTTGCCCTGTGCCGCCCGAGGTAACAGGAACGGTTCCGTTTAATGCGGTTGTTACATCAATCTGACCTGATGTATTTACCTTATTAGCAAGCTGAGAAGATTTGCTAGGCTTGTGTCATACCGCACCTGTTCTAGAGAATGTTTGTTGAAGTAATAAATTTAAAACTGTTGTCGGGGAATTTGCTAGCGCATAAGTATTTGTTGCTGTCGTGTAATCAGTGCCTTGTAGTAATAAAACACCGTTATTGTATAAATTAAACGCGTTTACATCATAAGCAAATGAATAGGTTGTTTGCCCGATAACTGTATTTGCAATGACGTTTACAGGATCTCCGTTAGGCACAGTCAAGTTGTTTGCTGACCATTGAATGATTGTCAATTTACCTGTTGTTGTATCAGGAAAGTCTGTAATGGTTTGATCGACAATATTGTAATCTTGCTCGTTAACCACCGTGCCATTTAAAAACAATAATTCATATCCACTAACCAAGGTAAACCCAGATGCCGTGTACTCGCTTGCATTTGTAAGATTTGCTGTGTTTCTAGTAAATGATGCGTAAACACCTGTGGATGCGTTAGAACTCTTAAATGAAATTATTGTGATAATGTCATTCAATGTCGCGCCGACGGAAAGCGTAACCGTCCCCGTCGAACCTCCTGTATCTGTGTACTCAGAAGCGTCTAGCAACAATCCATTTTGTAAGACTAAACACTGACCAGAAATGTAACCAGCGGTTCTGGTCACAGAAAATACAGTCTGTCCTGATGTTGCGGTAAAAGACTGCTTTGTAAAGTAAAAGCTATCTGGAACCTCAAAACCTACAACGCGACCATAAATATCAACCGTCAATGTAGCGACACTGCTTGTAATTGTGTTTGCGCCACCAAAATCTAAAAATTGCTTAAGAGATCCAATAACGCGACCATCAACCGTATTTACTACATTGATTTCACCTGTATTTGATCCTACTGTAGATGTGCCTGTTTTAAGCACCTGACCAGTAGCCTTATCTAAATCAATAATGTTTGTTCCGTCAACCAATGCAGACCATATCGTCGGATCAAAAATCGCGGTTTGCGTAGGAACAAAAGCACCAGATCCGGCAGCATAATTTGCCAAACCTGTATCAAAGCTAAACTTTCTTCCAGTACGATTGGAATAACACAGGTAATAAGAAGACCCAAAAGCAGGATTAGCTAAATACCAAGTGTAATCAGAAGCGACGACACTAGGTGTTGTTGTACTCTGATTTCTTAAACCATAATAAAGACGGTTTCTTGGGTTTAGCGAAAAATTACTACCAGTATTGCTATCACCATAAGCAACAGCAACATATCTATCTGTGAACTGAAAAGTCGTCGGTCTCCATCTAAGAATAGCGCTGGCAGAACTAAACTTAGATGCTCCAAGACTATTGACCATTCTGCAAAAGAAATACCAATTCCCTGCCGGAATGTTTGTAAGTGAAATTATCGGCAACGCCGTACTCGTAGACCAAGGCGTACCACTGCTTTGTATTTCACTTGTGGCGGCAAAAATTAACTGATCCGAAGTTGGTGTAGAAAATGCGGAATACCAAACTTCTGCATATTGCGTAATACCAGAACTTGATGTTGTTACTTGTACTGTAAATAAAGGATTGGCAATCGTTTGGATATTCAGCAACAACCACTGGAGCGTAAATAGTGCCAAAAAATATTGGGTCTCCAATGCCTGTATTAGGAGAAGGAGAAAATTGCGTAATAGATACATCATCAAAAATTGATGGGTTGTATTCTTGCAAAAGCAATTTAACGGCAATTGAACCATCATCACCAAAAGACTCGGTTACTTTTGTACATCTAAAAAGTTTTGCCGCCCATCCGTAATTTACGTTTGTAATCGTGACAACGTCACCAGCTTCTAATTGCAATCCAGGAAACCCTATAGCACATTCAATCTGCAAGTCTTCCCGAGCCGCTTTCAAGAATCTATTGGCAAGATATTGAGCTCTTACATCATTATTTACCAAAGGAAGAGATATTGATTCTTTATTTACTGGCTCATTTTGAAACAACAAAGACGGATCAATAGCGGCAAGATCAAATGTGGCTGAATTAAAAGCGTCTTGGTTGTTTTTGTCGGGGAACTTGACTTCAATAACATTAAAAGAAGAAGCCAAGTCAATAGGCGTAATCTGAATAGCGGAAATGATATTTGAATCATTTAGCGCCATAGCCACAGAATCAGGATGGGGTTTGAGTAATGACACCCCATTGAGCATAGATCTCGTTGTATCGTATCAAGCAGTCACAGCAAGAAGCCATGTTCTGCAAGTTATTCATAATTGACTGATTAGTATCTAAAACGCCGTCAAACCTAAATCTCGTTTGCGTGACAGAAAATCCAGCATAAGTTGTGTATGTGAACGATTGGTCACAGTAGTTGTTAAGCGTTGTTAAACTTGCAGTGTTAATTTGCGCTAAAGGAATAGCCGCGCCGTAGCGAGTGTTAATTAAATAATCATAAAAACAATCGCCTGGACGGTATCTTGAATTTATTACCTTGAATTTTGTTTGTTGTATTCCAGTAATACCCGCTTCAGCGTTATATTTCAATTTCACAATTGCAAAGGCGCAATTGCTCATGACTTTTTCAGCAGTCCATTGATATGTAAGCCCTGGACTTTGCATAATCTGAATTGCCGATAAAGCGGAATTGGCTGGCTGTGTGGACCCGTTGCTATAAAGATAAATTGAGATCAAGCCAGCAACTTCTGTGTTTACTTCGCCGGTAGACTCGTCTGTAAGGGATGCAACTGTATATCCATCACCGGCAAAAGCAACCAGTTTCCCACCGTAATATATATTTCCAAAGCTAATGGTATCTGGCGTTTGACCAGTGTTTGTGCTCGTTACCTCTGCAAGTGCAATTACGTAATACAGCGTTTGATTGTCGCTTGTGATGCTTAGATCTACTACTGTCCCGCCTAACCATGCTTCGCCATAAACCACAGGTATTTTATTATCTGTAGCCGGTGGTATTTGTTGGCGATTCCCAGGGTTTGGAGAATTTCCTGATGCGTCGGGGACGTCTGGTCGCAAGGTTTTGGAAATGATTGTTGATACAACCAAATTAACAGCGAATGCGATAGCGGTATATGCAAATGTTCCCGCTGCGGCAGCTCCCAAAATAGAAGCTGCAATATAAGTGCCAATTGCCCAAACTGGAGAAGTGGCTAACAAAGCCGCTAACGCAAGAAAAAGTTTCATCATTGAATCCAGTTGATGTCCTTGGCTCGAAACCCGTAGCGCTTGTAATCAAAATCAGGGCTTACATCTAATTTTGTCATTGTGAAATACTTTATTCTTCCGTCTTTCTTTAGTTGATTGCCATAATCCAAATAGTTTTTAAACAACCTATAACCTAACGTCGTTTTTCTATACTTGGGTTTTACATACCAAGCCAATTCGTTTAGCACCAATATTTCATGATCCCAGATAGAAGGGGATATAAAACACATTAAAAAACCTTTTTGCGGCTCATAAAAAATACGGCCTGCGCCAGCAAAAATATGATCTAAAAGCCGATTTACGTTTTCAGTATTTGTCGTAGCATAGATTTCATCAAAATCAGCAGAGTCTCGAAACTCTACGCACATATCAATGATGTCTTTTTTATCAAACTGATTGGCATCCGTATCATTCCGTTTTGCCAAATTGATAATTGATTGTTGAAATGAACGGAACTCTGTTCATGCTTGGATCTGTTGGGTTAAAAAATTGCCAAGAGTTGTTGTTGGTATATCTACCAGCTACGCGATTTTGCAAAATGAGTTGAATTGAAGACGCAGACATTGAAATAATGCCTACAAACTCTCTTACTTCTTCCATCCATTGTTCAGAAATGGTAAAGGAAGAAATGTACCCATTAAAGAACTGATATAAACCACCGGAGCCGCCACCTGTAATTAGGTTTCCGTCTGTATCAAAAAAGCCTTTCCAGGCTTCAATCTGCGGAGCCTTTGATCTGCTGACCAAGAACAAGACCAAGCATTGCTGTGTCAATGCCGACTACAGTGAATGTCGTTTCGTTAGCAGTGCTTTTGATGTCTCTCGTAGCCTCTCCAACCCTTACCAGCAAACCCAACGCAGAAAACGGTTGAGCATTCTACTGCCGGGACGGTGATAGCCGAAGCAGTAGTCGCTAATCTGTAAGTGCCGCTAGCGCTCGTTATTCTTACAAAATCCGCATACCGAATATTGTTTGTATTTTGTACCGGGAGCTATGTTGTTCATAAAACACTTTCAAATGCGACAAAAGATCCTGACCATTGAATAAACGAATCGTTGGTCATTGGGGTCAAAGTATAAGTCGGGTAATCCCTAAGAATCACTGGGAAAGTAGTTCCTGTATACGTGCTGCCGCCTAAAGATATTGTCGTGCCAAATTCTCCTATGACGCATTGCACAGGAGACGCAAGAGTCGCAACAAGGTTCCTATGAACCGGAATTGTTACTGTAGAGCCGCCGCCTCTTTGCACATTAGCCGTTGCGATATAAGCGTATCGGCCAACCTGACAAAAATCCCCTGCTTTTACGATAAAGGCTGAAGATGATATCGCTGGAAGATCGCCTAATACTAAATTTTTAGCGGCTGAACTTGTTTGCCAGTTGCAAGCGGCAATTTGACCTGATGTCATATCGCCTTGGTATTTAATGTAATTTGTCCAACCAGTGGTACTAAAGTTAAGGTATTGCTCCAAGGCTTTATCTGGTATACGCAAGGTATTGAGTAATGATCTGTTTTGCGAATAAAGCAAATAATTCATCGGCTTCATCGTAAAAGCAAATGGCACAACCGTAATGATTTCAGACGTTGAGATTCGCTGGTTTCTTGATACAACCTGTCCGACAAATCGCTGGTCATTTATTGAAATCGACTCAGAGATTGAAAGGATCGTGGTTAAACTCATGATTACCTCGATTGCGGAGATCAGATCTAGAAGCCGATTGGTTGGCTGACCAAACAGACATTTTATTCCTAGCCAGAAATTGAGCGGCTGATTGAGTATCTATAGCTTGCATATTGGCAATGTAAGGCCCATTGTAGTTAACAGTTTTGGCCTCCACCCATAAGCATGTGATTGGGAACGATTGTTCCGCTAGCATTAGGAACAAAGAGTTCCGGCCCTCTTTCCCCGATAACGTAAGCCTCATTTCCTTGCACTGGGCCACCGTCGGCCATAAATCCCGACTAGCCGCAAGAGCTCCAAAGTTACTTCCACCACCAGTGGCAGACAAATCAGAAAGACTAGCGCCACCACCTAAAAACCCGCTTGCATAAGCTAGCAAACCACCGCCTTTAGGCGAAATTAAATCAAACATTTGATTAAATTGTTTAGTCGCCATCTTTTTAAAGATGTCTAACAAAACGCTTCTAAAGATCTCTCCTGCATTTTTGCCAGAAGTAAATGCGTCAACAATACTTGCGCCGAGAACTCTTAAACCCATCTCGTAGGTCTTCTAAGATATCGTCAGTCTTTTCAAGTTTTTTATTAAAGTCTTCGTACGCTTTGTCAGTAAGCCTTGCGAATTGTTCTTGAGTAATCTCATAATTGCTCAAGCCACTCGTTGTATTCTTTGATTTGATCTATGTAGACTTCTAAAGGTGTCCGCGTTGATTCAATTTGCCTTTTAATCTGAGCAAACCTTCTTTCCCCAACATCAGACGCATCTTTTTCAATTTGCTCTTGACGCTCAATTGTCTTGATGTAATTTTTAACGGCATCTTCTTGTGACTTGTAAAATTCCTTGGTTGCCTCTTCCTCTTCTTTTCTTTCTCTTCTTCAAACTGCTTGCGTCGCTCTATAGACTGCTCAAGCGCTTCATCACGCTCTTTAAACGCGATAATTTGCTTTGCCTTAACAACCCCTCAGAAGCCGCCTTGCTTTGCCGCCTCAAACAATAAAGCGGCATTCTCGCCTTCTTTAAGTTTGCGGATCTGTTGATCTAATCCTCTAAGTAAGCCTTTCTTCGCTCTGCTTCGCGCTCGGCAAGCCTTTTTGCATCACTTTCTTCTTTCTTTTCTGTGTCTGATTTAGCGGCTTTGGCTTCGGCAACCTTAACAAATGTTTGCAGTAAATCGTTTCTTAACTTTTGCCCTTCTTCGGTTGCTTGCTTTGTAGCCAGTGAAAGACTACGTTACAAAAGACGTTAACTCTCAAAAGTCTTCTTACCCTCTTTAAACTGCGCAGTTGTTGTAAATAATTTCTGTGCTTCATCTGTAGACAAACCAAGATCTTTTGCTAACTTTTCAACGGGAGAGTCTCTAAAGATGTTGAAAATCTGAGGCAGCGCCATCTTCCACATTGGCGCATATTCATTGATGATTGATTGCGTAAATTTCTTTACTTGCGAATCTAATTCAATAGTGGCAATAGCCTTAAGCTGATCGTAAAGTTCTTACAGAGCTGGCGCGGCATCTTTACGATAAGACTCTGCAATACCTTCTAAAGATTGCCCTGCTTTATTATTTGCAGTAACAAACGCCTCTGCCGCATTTGTAGTTTCTGTTATTTGATCTTCGAGGTTTTTAACGTCGCCATTTAGCGCCGTAAAAGCCGCTACAGCCACAGGAATACCAACAGCAGCAATAGCCCCTAGCACAACTCCCATCGTGCCAAAACCGCTTAATAATTGCGGTAATTGCTGTGCTAATGCTTGGGTCGCAGATGTTCCGCGGCCATTTGTGACAGAGAAATCCTGTACCTGATAACCAACATTTCTTAGGTTATATTGAAAGTTCTTCTTTGCGTCAGATGCTTCATTGATCGCAGAAGAATATTTTTTGGTTTGCGAGCCTGTTGACTCTAGGCTTTGCCCAAGTTCTTGAGCCTTTTTCTTAGCTTTGTCCGCGCCTTTTTTAAACTCAGCGGAGTCTAACACCAAGGCCAACCTGCAAACCCGCGATCATCTTACCTGCCACGATTTCCCCCTAAAATGTCAAGAAATTCCTTGCGGAATCCTGGTAGTGAAGTAAACGCCGAGGAAATCTTGCTCTTGTCTTGTCATGTACTCTGGAGGAATAAAATATTCTTCCAGATGCGGGAAAAACTCTTGAGGCTTCTTGGCTTTCGTGTTGCGCGAAAAAGCCGCCCCAATATTCCAGACAATCGCCATTAAATGCGACATCAGCATCAGGTTATGCCTTCCGCCGATTAAACCGTCGCGCCACATCAATTCTAAACCTCTTATGGTCGCTACATCAAGACTATCAAACACCTCTGGGTTTTGGCCGTTAAAAATAGCCGCAGCCCTAATCTGTTGATATAACGACCCAGTTTAGTTTTTCGGATTTCCTCGTAATCAGGATTTACTGTCTTTTGCACTAACTCAACTAAATGCTTGATATCTACTTCAGATAAAGTTTCCGAGATATCTTCATAAGAAAGTGCAAACAAGTCATCACCTTCTTTAAACCCAACCAACGAAATCATTGCGATTTCGCGCATTTTTGCGATGGCTTTGTACCTCGCCGAAACTCTCATGCTTGTGCCCTGCACAATCACGTCGTTATCTTTTATCTCAATACCGTCGTCGGAAGGTGAACAAACCTCCCACAAAGACTTTAGATATCTTGATACTCAGCCTCAATCATTGGGTCGGAAGGTCTCTTAATCTTCTCGACAAGAGACTGCATCTCATTCCTAGTCGGAATGTAGACTTGCAATTGGTGGCCGTTAAAATCTATTGTTTTGTATTTTGTTCGCTGGAAACCTCCCAGTTTCTCTTGTAGTTTCATCTTTTAGCCCTTTGTTTTGATGCCCAATTTTCTAACTGAATGCCAAGATCTTTTTTTAAGATATCCAGCATATTAGGAATTACCTTCTGGAATCCACGACGAATAAAAGGAGTAGCAGCTTGATCCGCAGTGCCAAATTCTCTAGCTTCTGTGGCTGGCCTGTACTGCCCCTTTTCATCGTAATACTTAACACCAACATCAACATACCCAAAAGCAACCGTATTTTCGTTTAAATACTTTCGCTTTTTGTCTTTCTGGGTCGCCACTTTTGCGCCATGCCTTACAGTCGTTTTCATCCTGCCAGTATCAACCGGCGCAATTGCCTTTATTGAATCTTTTGCAGGTGAAACAGCTTTTCTAAGGGCAGGAACTAAAGATCGCTTGGCAGCGGTTGAACCAAACTCTGCCTGCAACGCTAAGCAAAGTCTGCTCAAACTCTTTTATCCCTTTAACTTCAAACTGCATTGGTGACAATTCGTTGGTAAATAAGATTATTCAGCTTAACCACGAAATCGACAACCTCATCTGGTGTCATGTCGGGTGCGTGAGCTTCTGCGATCTGATGGCATAACGCAATATTTACAATGCGTTTTGTTGCGGATACCCAAACCAGTTTTTAGCGCCAGTTTGGGCTTGCGCCACCAGATAGCTCAGTAAGTCTTCACTTGCTCGTGACATGAGCCCTCAGCACCGATAGGCAGACAGCTTCAGCGCCGCCCGGACTGGCTTCCTGTAAGGCGGCGCATCCACCTCTTCCAAGGGTAAAGGGATGCCCTTTTGCCATTGCATGCAGGTCGCCCCTAAACTCTGCCATCAGCGCAACAAGATCATCAAGTGTTGTTTGACCAGCCATATTGATTACCCCTCGGGTGTATCGTGAAAGTTACCTTTGCCTCCGCGCCTGGCGCCGGATCAACTGTCCACTGACGATACCCGGCCATTGAAGGCGTAGTTCACATATGTTAGTGCCATCCGTTGCAGAAATCACAAACGTACGGTCGATGGTTCCATTGTAAGCGTCTGCCACGAAGTAACAACAGATTTGTGTCCGACGGATTCCAAGCAGCAACAACTGTCATTGACGTTGGCGCAGATTGAACAGGGATCTTATCGGATTGCCGAGAACCAGCAACCGAAAAGTTAGCAACCGCGTCATCCTGACCAAACGACGGGAATCGCTTCCACCGGGACTAGCTGTGCGGAAACCGCAATCGCGGAAACAGACGCGTAAACGCTCAGGTTAAGCAGTAGTCAAAGCAGTTGGTGTAGCCCCGGCTGGCGGTATAAAGAGGCTGAAAAGCCGGGTAAAACTTTTGTTGGGGAGAGCCATTTTTCACCTCACGAAGGAATGTCTAAAGTGCAATCTAAAACGATCTGGTGTAATTTGTTGTCATTGTCGTATGTGTGGAAAAGCCAATCAACATCTACTTTTGCCACGAAAAACAAAGCGCCAAATGTTCCTTGATAACCATGCAAAGCATCAACAATTTGTTGAGCCTTAGAAAAACAATTTGACATCTGTTGAGCAAACACGGAAGCCTGAAATACTGGTGTATCAATACCCTTCACCGATTGCGGCCCGGTATAAACGGGTTGATGCACATCTCTAAGTTGCCACACCACAAAAGTCGGTTCTGTTGCAAAGTTACGGTTAAACACAGCATACACAGGCGTTGGTGTACAAACAGACGTTAATTGAGTCTGTATCGCCTGAGCATAAGTGACTGCTGAATTCTGACCCATTACACTGCCGTTGTCGGTTCGTTTCTATAGCAGGTAAGCGTTACCCACTGCCTGTCATCATGCTCGTATACCTCTGCAATCCTCCAAGATTTTTCTCGGTAAGTAATTGAGTAGGCTTCTTGAGCGTCTTGAGAGCGTTCTCGTATGTTGGGCGTGTAATTTACAACAAACTCTATCAAATTATCGTACTGTCTGATATCGCTCAGTAATTCGTAATCGGTTGTTTACATCTTTAGTTTTTGCTCGCGTTATAAACCACGGCGTCTCTGTAGTTGTCTGCTCACCAAGGTTAGTGACAGCAAATGACAGGTTGTTAACCGTAATCTGATCGACGCGTAAAACCATCACATCACCAGCGACATTGTTTTTTTGATCGCAAGCGATCCGCCGGATCTTTTTGTCGAAGCCAAAAGATAAGCCAAGGAACCCTGTTGGTATATGAAGCTGTTTGCTAGCCGATTTCCAGCTTGGGTAAATAACTCCATTTATTTCAATCTTCTGAAATTCTTCTCAGATATTTTTCTCTTGGTTTCAATCAGATAACACTTTACCTGAAATTGGCTTTCCTGCACTTTTCCTTTACTTCATCTTTATGCTTTTGACCTAGCATTCCGTCTTACCCGGCCAACCAAAGCGGCGCATCGCTTTTTCAAATGCTCATCAGATTGTTTTCTTGTGCCTTTAAGATGCGATCCACCAGAATAACCGCCTATCGCTAAATTCCAACCTATTTTAGGTTGAAATCTGGGTTTTTTTTCAATTTCGGCGCAGTAATCTTTACTTCCTATTAAGACAATCTGTTTGATTAAATTTTCCCATCCGTACTTACGGATAACCTTATAAATAACTTCATTGCCGCTTTTTTTAGCACAGGAGCGATGAGCAAACATCCTTTGATTGAAATTATTAGCAATGCCGACAGTATTCCTTGGCTAAAACATGTCAGTGTGCTCCGGAAGTCTAATCCAATATAAAAACATTACATCACCAAAGTGCGGTAGGGTCGCAACAACTGGTCGATCGCCCAAGGAAGCTGATATTGCTTAGCCTCAGAGATTGCCGAACGGTTATTGTAGAAATGCGTGAGCAACATCAACCCTGCTTGCTTGACCACGGGATACTGCCCGATAACACTGCCTTGTAGTGTGTACTGACAAAGCATTGGAGCGGTCATGTAGGTGTTTACGTTATTAGGAACTTCAAAAAGAACCAACTTGTTTCCCGTCGGATCATAGTAATACTGTGAGCTCGCAATCGTCGTAAGCACCGGAGGGTTTAGGTCGTTTAATACTTTACCCAGTTGATCGTTACTCCATTTTGCGAGACCTCGGGAAGATCCAGCGAAACCGGAGCCGCCATCAAACCCGAGATTAGATACGAAGCCTGATACGTCACGTTGAAGATCGGACACCCAGATAATCTTCGATTGCCATGCGGGTAGCCAACTCCAATTGCCCAAGATAATCATCTTGTGACTTATCTTGAAACAGATTAAGCTGGTTAGTGATTTCGTCAAGACGTCAGCCATTGAGTAACCGGATCGGGTACTTTGAATGACCTTCGAGTCAGTTGAACGGTTACGCGAACCCGCTCCGAAATTACCTTGTAGCTGGCTTGGCATATCAGGTTCCGATCAAACGAACGCCAGCGGTTACATCACGCACAGTCGAAACTAAACGCTTTTCAGCGTATATCGTGATTGTCCCAGGCTGCGTCTGCTCCATGCGTTGAAGCGTCATTTCTGAATGGTCAACAATCCACAAAAATCGCGGCCAGTTGGCAAGATAAATCGGAGAAGCGCCGATTGCAGGAGCGTCCAAATACGGATTAGCAATAACCGGCCAGCCCATGATGTTTACAGCCTGGGCCTTCACCTTCCTCGCCGGCTTCAACCAAGCGTATAGGAGTTTCCGCCGTGAGTGTATTTGCGAAGCGTTTGCAGCGCTGTGGGGTGCATCATCCAAGCAGTTCCTGGCATTCTCCAAAACTGGCCTGGAAGAGCGTTAGCATACATCCACAAGGCTTTCCCATTCAATGCCGCCAGCATGAGCATAGCCGACTGTATTGAGCGTATGAATACCGTTAGTAATCGCAGTTCCTGAGCTTCCATAGGCCGCCGTAGAACCCGCTGTTCCTGCGTACATCTTGAGACCGCGCAAGCCATTAGTCGCGCCTGTGCTTGTTGTTACTGAGCCTGCTTGATCGTTATTGATAGCCATTGACGCGGCTTCAATCTGACTAAATTCCATTGCAAGATCTTCGGCCAAGCGCGGCATCTAGACCATTAATGTCATCCATCGCCGCTGCGCGAATAGGCATCTGAGCGCTGATGACGCGCATAGGAAGCTGCCAAATGCTGGTGGCGATGTTTGGCGAACCTGAGATTAGCGTTTACCGTGTAACCCCAGGGGTTTGTAGAGTTAGCGGCGTTACCAGTCTTAACAACAAACTGAATATCAGAATCTGAGGTCATCGTCTGGTTAGCGTAAACCCGGAAAGGGTTCCAGTAACGCAGACTTGCAAATACATCTTCGTTATAGACCCGGCCACCCACGCCGGAGCCCGAGCCCGTGAGGGCTGAGGCTTCAGCGAGGTTCACCTTGGCTTTGCCCTCGTGGAGAGCCTGCTTAAGCCCTTCTAAAATTACCTGTCTCATAGTCTCTCCATAGAGGGAGAGGGCTTTCGCCCTCTTGAATTAAGCCGCAGTGCCGGTCGAGCGATAACGTACACCAGCGTTAGGATCGCGCACAGATGTGGCTGCGCGAGTCTCGCCGTAGAACGTGATCGAGCCTGGAAGCGTCTGGTCGTACGCGACGCAGAACCATGCTCAGACGCATGACGATCGTATGGAACTGCTGGAAGTCAGCAAAGTACATCGGGTAGTAAGACGTTGTGCCTGCCGCGCCGGTTGTCGGCTGAGAAGGATTGTCAACGTACTTGTTGACTACAACATCAAAGCCAAGCAACTTGCCAACGATGCCATCGTCACGGCTCAGACCGTCGATATAAACGGGACGCTTCTGATCGTCAACCAAACCACGGATGCCCTGCAACAAGATTGGGTTAATCATGAAGCGAGCGGTCGGGGTCCAGTATTGCTGTGGCAAGCTGTAGATGAAGTTAACAACGTCTTTGTAAGCGATGTTATTTGCACCGACAGTGTTTGCGTTGGTGGTTAACTGGTCATACGTTGCAAGGTTATGCAGACCGTTGCTCGTTGCGGTTCCCGAGGTTCCGAAAGAAGCTGTGGAAACTGTGCCGCCCGTGTAGGTTGCATTTGCACCAGCATACTGATCTAAGCCGCGCAGACCATCAGCGCCGCCAGTCGATACCGAGGTTCCGGTTCCCGATTGATCGTTGTTTTGGATCATCGAGGTTGCCATTGCCTGCTGGAATTCCATCAGCATGTCGTCAACAACGTTGGGCTCAAGACCATCAATATCATCAAGCGCAGCAGTACGGATTGGGAACTGTGCGTTCAAGTCTTTAAGAATCACTTGCCAGATCGACGTTGCCTCAGTCGTGGATGCGCCGTTGTTCTGAACCGTATAGCCCCACTGTGCGCCAGCGTTGCCGGTTTTAACGCGGAACTGGTAAGCCGAACCGTCAGTTGCAACGATGCGGGAAAGATCCATCATCGGGTTTGCAAGACGTTTAGCAGCGAACACGGGATCGTAAGCGGTACGGCCACCAACATCGTAACCAGAACCAGTAAGCGCAGATGCTTCACGAATGTACCCGTCGAACTGATCGACCGATTCAAAGATCTTTACTTCGCGCTCAACCTGATTGCCACCCTTCATGTACTCTTTCAGTACATCACGGAAGCGACGGTTTGCCTCACCACGAACAGTCTTGTGGATGGGACGAATGATTGATGGAGCAGCAATCTTTGCCTCAAGAGCGGCAAGTTTTTGCTCGGTTTCTGCTTTAACTGCCTGGACAGCCTCGGTGACTTGAGTCTTTACAGCCTCAGCGGTTTCAGCAAGTTTTGCGGCGTTAGACGCTTCAATCGCATCCAGTTTTTCAATGACTTTTTCAAGCATGATAGCTCCTTTATCGGGTTGCGATTGCCTTCAGCAGCTCGCGGTATTGGAGCGCTTCCAGCAGTTTCACCGCTGCGTCCGACTCACTCGGATTAGCGGGTTGAGAAGTTGTCACGGCAGCATCACGCTGCTCTACTGATCGACTTCAACAAGCCGGATGCAGCGGCTGCATCCTTTCGAGAAAGCCCAGCGTCACGCAGAGCTTTTTCAATCGTCCTGGGGTTTGGTTTATCACCCATCCAGTATTCAAGTCTTGAGATCTCAGCCTTAGGATTGTTAGGATTCATCACGATTGAAACCTCAGCCAATCCTCCCTTCATAATTTGAAAGAAGCTGTCAGGATCATCTGTCGGTTCGCCGTTCTCATCAACCATCTGATATTCGTCAGCGTACGCGCCGACAGAGACACCGCCGACCATGCGCGGCGATTCCTTCATAATCGTGTACAGATCCGATCCCGCCGTGGTATTCAGGGAAAGTTTCCCGGTTCCGGTCATGCCTTCGTCAGTAATATCGAACTTTGACCACTCACCTACGGGCATCATGTCTGCAGCTGTGTTGAAAGTACATGGGAAGCGGTCTACCGGCTTCCATCCAGCCTTCGTGCCACATCTCAAAAGCGGCTGGCGTATAAAAGAATCTACGCCCATCTGCGCCTTCTCTTGCACCCATTGCGGATGTCCTTGGTTCAGTTAGTATTGCTTGGACTTGTGTGCTTGGCCTCGCGAACCTGCCCTCTGCGTTCCCGCGGTTTAGCAACACCCGCTTCATAGCGGCACCCAGGACTTCCCGGAAACTTCAAAGCCATCGCGGACGCAGTGCTGTCGCCGCTTTTTCTTTTTTGGGGGCATGGGTGGGAGCGACTACCGCACGCCGGCAGGCGTCCGGGGTCGTCGGAAGGGGCGTCGGTCTGCGGCTCCGGGTCTTCTCTTCGTCTTCGGCGGACGGGTGGGACTGCCGCTGCGCCACGTGTGTCTGGCCCTGTGTTTTGGATACTGGTCAGTTTAGTATTGCTGGGCATCACCATCTTCTGGACCTGGGTCCTGCTGCTCTCCCAATCCAGCTCTGGATCCGCGAACGCTGGATCGTGCTCGTCAGAAAGTAGCCTTCAACTGCCTAGCCAGCCCATGTCGCCAAGTTCTCCCGGTGAATCTTCACGTTGTGCCGCGTATCGACCGGGAAAGAACGATGAAACAGCACCGTTTTGATG